TGGCTTTGCCTCTATTGCTATTATCGTGACTATGGCTATTGCTATCTTGGAGTTTGCTAGATGATACAGGCTTTGATTGGCCCTATTGTTAATCTTGTTGGTGGACACCTTCAACGTAAGTCTGAAGAAAAGAAGGCTGTCCATGAAGCTAAGATGGTAGCTATACAGCAGGACGGTAACTGGGAAAACATCCATGCAAACAACGCAGCTAACTCATGGAAAGACGAATGGTTTACTATTTTGTTTTCAGTTCCTTGTGTACTTGCGTTCTTTCCCTCTATGGTTCCTGTAGTGATGGACGGGTTTTCTGCTCTGGACAATATGCCTGAGTGGTACAAAGGTTTTCTAGGCGCTGCTGTTGCAGCATCGTTTGGCCTACGTGGTCTGGCTAACTGGAAGAAATAATTATGGCTGTTAGAAACGAAAATCCTTTTGAGCTTCCTCCAGAAGAACTTCCCGGTCCTATTCCCGGAGAAGGCGGCGTTAGAATTAACGGTCGGCTTGTAAGCAATGATGACATTTTTGAAATGTTATCTGCCATTATGATAGGTACTCAAGGTGTTCCTGAAGGTACAAGCGCAGAAGTATTAAGGCAGCTTGAAGGTTCTTCAATAAGTACAGAACAACAACTAGAAGCAGCGGTCAGGCAAGTAGTAACCGAAGCTTACGAAGAAGCTCAAAGTATTGTTGACACTATGGTTAACGATCCAGAGGCTCTTGCGGATATGGAAGATCCGGGGCTTTTGGTCACCACTGTTTTAGAAAGCGGCGCAATGCAGTTTGCTGGAGCTACTCCTACCACTCCTATTACTACCACTGGTGGAGGTGAGTTAGTAATTCGTGGCGGTGCTGGCGTTACTGTAGACATTAAACAAGTCGTAGATGCTGGTGGTCGAGTTTTTGGTGAAAACGGAATCTTAGACGCTATAAAAGGATACATTCCCGGAATATCACTACCTAACTGGATGCCTACTGCTGGTGTTATATTTTTACCTACAGTAGGAGAAGTTGTTGATCAAATTAGTACTATCATTGCAGATACAGAAATTACTGGCGCTATTGAAGAAGGCGACATTGGCGAAATACTAAACGACATTGGTACTATTATTGTTGGTGCTGGTGGAGAAGTAGTAGGTGAAGTACAAGAACAGATTAATAAAATTATTGGACAGATCCAAGGAGCAGTAGCAGACCCTACTCAAGCAGGTACAATTATTGGTGGTGTTTTAGCTGGAAGTTTTCCCTCTGGTATACCTGATTGGCTGGGTGGTATTCTTGCAGAAAACGTAGGAAGTGCTGTTTATGGTGCCGCACGTAACGTACTAGTAAACTCAGGCACAGCAACAGAAGAACAACTGCCACTTACTCAAGAAACACCAGAACAAGACCCTACCCTTATGTTTACTAACAGGGGTAACAACTACTTTGTCAACAGTGAAACAGATGAGTACTTTCAGTTAGCAGAAAGCGAAGACATTGACTTTGAGCTTAACGGGGAGTACACCAGAGAGCAGTTAGAAAACACTGGTTTAGAAACAATTAACTCTGGTACGTATCAGTCGTTGGTCGATGATCTGTCGTTTCATGCACTAGAAGAAGATATTTATCAGTATTCTATTAAGGCGTTAGCACAAAGGTTTGAAGAAGAAGGAGGCATAATTCCCGGAGACTTTAATCTCATGGATGAGCAGTCTCAGTACGACTTCTTCATTGGTGAGTTTTTTGAACCTACCCCAGTCAAGCAAGCTCCTATTGAACAACCTGAGCCAGAACCTGAGCCACAACCTCAGCCTGAACCTGAGCCACAACCTGAGCCACAACCTGAGCCTGACCCTACAGACACGTCAGTAATCGAAGGTTTGTTTGCTGACTTCTTGGCACAAATGGACGAAGAGTTTACAGGTCAGCAAGAGCAGATTAATCAGATTATTCAGAACTTTGTTGACACATTGCCTGACTACAATGCAATGCCTACAATGCAAGACATTGCTGAGTACTTTGAAGTCAACGGTGTAACACTGTCAGAGCAAAACTTTGACCGTATACAACAAGAGTTAGCCGATGCGGGATACTTGACACAAGACCAGTTGACAGAAGCGTTAGAAGGCGTTGCTACAACAGAGCAAGTACAGGAAGCTATACAAAACGCTGGGTTTGCTACACCGGAGCAAGTGCTTGAGTACTTAGCAGACGCAGGCTACGCTACACCAGAAGACATTACAAATGCTCTTGCTGACTCAGGGTTTGTCACAGATGAACGCCTTACGTTAGCACTAGCAGAAGCTGGGTACGCTACGCCTGAGCAAGTAGAAGACATAGTAAACACTGCTATTGGCAACATTGTTATACCCGAAGGCGCTACCTCAGAAGAAGTACAGCAGTTAATTCAAGACGCTATTGATGGTTTGCCTGAAGGCATATCTCTGGACGACGTAAGTGACGTAGTTAACGACGCTATTTCTAACATTGAGTTTCCTGAGGGTTTGTCCGGAGACGATGTTAGAAATATTGTAGATAGTTTTGGGTTTGCTACTGCTGAAAACGTAGAAGACATAGTAAACACAGCTATCTCTAACATTCAGTTTCCTGAAGGAGCTACTACTGAGGAAGTACGTCAGTTAATTCAAGACGCTCTTGATGGTTTGCCTGAAGGCATATCTCTTGATGACATTAGTGGTATAGTCAATGAGGCCATTGGTAACATAGAGTTCCCTGAAGGACTGTCAGAAGGTGACGTAAGTGACATTGTAGACAGCTTTGGTTTTGCTACTTCTACTGAAGTGCAAGAAGGCTTTGATGACCTTAACGAACGCTTTAATGACGCTTTAGACGGCATTGCTACAGAGTTTAGTGACCAAGAAGCAGAGTTTTTAGAGAGCATCACAGGTCTTGAGGCTTCTTTAATAAAGGCCCTTGCAGGAGTAGAAGGCGGTCTTAGTACTGAACTAGAGGCACTAGGAACAGACCTTATCTCTTTACAGGAAGACGTAGCAGGTAGGTTTGAAGACTTCCAAGAATTTACGTCAGAGCAGTTTGGTCTTGCTTCAGAAGAACGTGGAGAACTGCTAGAGGCTATTATAGCCGCAAACGGCGACATAAACCAGCTTAGTGAAGACATGTTGCTTCGGTTCCAGCAACAAGACGAAACTATTGAAGAATTGTTTGCTGATACTAATGTAAACATTGAGGCGCTACGTCAGGGACAAATAAGTCAAGCAGAAGCTTTAGAGACTTATCAAGAATATACTTCAGAACAATTTGGTCTTGCTGCAGATGAACGCGCAAGCCTACAAGAGGCAATTCTTACTGTTGGTGGAGACGTAACTCAACTTAGCGAGGACATGCAACTACAGTTTGAAGAGTTTGGTGGTACAATCACTGACCTCTTTGCTGGTGTCGGTGTTGACATTGAGGCGTTACGCCAAGGGCAGATAACTCAAGACGAAGCAGTGGCTGACTTTAGGGCGTTTACTGCAGAACAATTTACGGAAGCACAACAGGAGCGTTTAGACCTAGCTCAGGAAATAATCAGCGTTGGTGGTCAGATAGAAGACCTTAGTGCTGATAGCCTAGAGCGTTTTACTGATCTAAATCTATCTCTTGGTGATTTAGAGAACGAGTTTAATGTAAACTTTGAAGCACTACGTGACGGGCAGATTAGTCAGGCTGAAGCCTTTGGTCAGTTCAGAGAAAGCGTAAGCACACGTCTAGGATTAGGAGAAGAACAAAGAGAAGAAATCCTGACGCGTCAAGCTGACTTTGAAAGAATGTACGGTGAAGAACAACAAGAGTTACAACAACAGATCATGGGAGGAAACGTACTAAACGCTTTAGCTGCTGGAGGCATGTTTGCTGCTCCTGCTGCTCCTACTAGAGCACCTTATGAAGAGTTTATGAAAGGAATTACGTACCGTCCTAGAGAAGCACCTCAGCTTGCTATTAAAACACCAGCAGTAGACTACAACGAAGAAGCACAACAATTATTAATGCGGACCCGCAGACGAGGAATGTTAGCATGACATATCTTAACCTAATGAACAACGTGTTGCGTAGACTTCGAGAAGACGAAGTTACTACAGTTACTGCCAACACGTACAGCAAAATGGTTAGTGATTATATTAATGACGCTAAGAAGATAGTAGAAGAGTCTAACGATTGGTCTGCCTTGCGTGAAACTATTGTTGTAACTACTACTGCTTCCGACAACAGTTACTCTTTGACAGGCGCTGACGACAACGTAAAAGTCATGTCAGTAATTAATGACACACAAAACTGCTTCATGGGTTACCAAACTAAAGACTGGTTTAATGAACAGTTGTATATTAATGAAGCAGTAGAAGGCGCACCACGGTACTACACGTACAGCGGTTTGGACTCTAGTGGTGACACGCAAGTACTTGTTAGTCCAACACCAGACGGTGTTCACAGCTTGCGGTTTGACGTAATTAAGCGTCAGGCTGACTTGACTAGCAACACAGACGTGCTGCTTGTACCAGCGATGCCTGTAGTCCACCTTGCGGTAGCTTTGTTGGCTCGTGAGCGTGGCGAGACAGGTGGCACTTCTACTGGTGAATACTTTGCTATTGCTGATAAGTTTTTGTCTGACGCTATTGCTATAGACGCTGCAAAGCATCCTGAAGAGATGGTATTTAGGACTATTTAATATGGCACAAGAATTACGTAGCATTAACTTAGTTGCCCCGGCGTTCAAAGGTGTTAACACCGAAGACTCGCCGCTGGCACAGGACCCATCCTTTGCTGAGATCGCAGACAACGCTGTGATTGACAAGCGTGGTCGTATTGCTGCACGTAAGGGCCACGACGTAATTACGACTAACAAGACTGTCCTTGGATCTGACTCTATACGGGCCATGAAAGAGTTTAAGGACAACGCAGGAAACACTAAGGTTTTTTCTGTTGGTAACAACAAGATTATCAGTGGTACAACTACGTTAGCTGACGAAACTCCCGGCAGTTACACAATCACTGCTGACAACTGGAAGATGGTTAACTTTAACGACAACACTTATTTTTTCCAGAGAACATACGAACCGTTGGTGTACAACAACACAAGTGGCTCTGTTGTCAAGCTAAGTACTGTTACAGGTGCGTCAGCAGCAGCGGACATTCCAAAGGCCAACGAAGTGTTGTCTGCTTATGGTCGCCTCTGGTGTGCTGACGTAAGCAACAACAAGTCTACTGTTTTTTGGTCTGACCTACTGATCGGCCAAAACTGGACGGGAGGCACTAGCGGCTCTATTGATATATCCAAGGTATGGCCTGATGGCTACGACGAGATTGTTGCGTTAGCCGCACATAACGGCCTTCTGATTATCTTCGGTAAGCATAGTATTGTAGCGTACCAAGGCGCAGAGGCCCCAGCAAGCATGACACTGGCTGACACTGTAGCTGGCGTAGGTTGCGTAGACAGAGATACTGTGCAGTACACAGGCACAGACGTGCTATTCCTGTCACATACTGGCCTTAAGAGCTTTGGACGTGCGATACAAGAGAAATCCTTGCCTATCAGTAGTTTGTCAGGAAACATTACCAAGGACATCATTGGTGCGCTACAGACAGAAAACCAGTTCTTTAGGTCTGTCTATAGTCCAGAAGAAGGTTTTTACCTGTTGACTTTTGTAGGTCAGGACGTAACCTACTGTTTCGACGTTCGAGGAACAACAGAAAATGGGTCGTACCGTGTAACACGTTGGGTGTCTACAGGGTTTACTTCGTATACAAGACAAGAAGACGGTACGTTGCTTATAGGCACGTCTAAGGGAATTAGCGAGTACGAAGGATACCAAGACGACGGAAGCCCTTACCGCTTTAAGTACTACAGCCCAAGCCTAACTTTTGGTGATAGCTCTAGAATCAAGATATTGAAAAAGCTGAAGCCAACACTGGTTGGTGCAAACAACGCAACAGTATTCCTTAAGTGGGCTTATGACTTCAAGAGTTCGTACGCAACAGCAGAATTTACAGTAGGTGACCAAATTACTGGTTTCTTTGGTGTAAGTGAGTTTACCGCCGTAGAGTTTACTGGTGGTGCTTTGACAAACCAGAAAAGTTTAAACGCCACAGGATATGGCACAAGTATAGTAGTTGGACTAGAGGCCGATATTGACGGGTCTCAATTATCACTACAGGAGATTAACGTAATGGCCTTAATAGGTAAGTTGCTTTAACTAGGAGAATATGAATGAGCCTTTTAGATTATTTATTACAACCAGAGGTCGCTATACCGGGGTTTCTTGGTGGTTTGCTGACCGCTGAAGAATATAATAGACTATCGGACATAGGCGAAGAAGCTCTAGTTGGCACTACTGTCCGTGGACGTGAAGTACCGGGAGCCTTAGACATTGCCCAGATGGGTCTAGACCAAACTCAGTTTAGGCCGTTTACAGTCACTACTGCTACTGGGGGACAGTTTGGTACACAAATTGATCCTAC